GGGGTAGGGCCAGCGGGTTCGATGGTCCGGCTACGTAGGCATCACAGAAACCGTGAAAATTTTTTAGAAAATCAGAAACCCAGTGGGTCATTGCAACACGGCAACACAAACTTCCATCACCGTGATAGACTCATGGCACTATGAAACAAGGAAACACTGATTTCGTAGGCACGGCTGTCGCCAGTGAGAACCAACTGCCAAACTGGCTGACCGTGCCCGACCCAGCCCCCATCAAACCCTCGAAAGAGGCAAGGGCGCTGCTGCATGTCGAATATGAGCAGATATTCGAGCGTGTCGTTGAAGACATCTATCGGGGCCGGTCCCTGCAATCCTTGATCGAAGATGACCACCGGGCCATCTCGTATGAAGACTTTCTGCGCTGGGTTAAGCGCGAACCCACCCGTCACGAACGATTCAAGGAAGCGCAGGAGATGCGAACCGAGTTTCTTGCGGGAGAAATCCTTGAGATTGCCGATGGGGTTGAGGCCATCGACGCCAACTCGAACGACACGGTGAACAGGGACAAGTTGCGCATCGACACGCGCAAGTGGCTCATGAGTGCCCACAACAAGAAACGCTACGGCGAGATTAAGCAGGTTGAACTCGGCGGCACCATCTCCATCACTGAGGCGCTGGCGCAGGCCCAAGCCCGGGTGATCGAGGGTGAGGTGATTGACGTGACCCCAAGACTGGAGAACCGAGATGAGTGATGGTGGCAAAGGCTCCGCGCCTAGACCGATCCCCGACCCCCAGAAGTTCCGCGACAACTGGGACGCGATCTTTGGAAAGAAAACCAAATGAAGATTAAATGGCTTGACCGGCGAATCAGCGCACCCGGTCCTTTTCTTTGCCTGTGCTTGTCTGAGGACGAGTACAAGGCCGCGCTCAAAGACATGGGTGTTGGTGCGGTAGACAACTGGATCAAGACCCCACACGCCAACGCAACAGCACACCACATCGCATCACCCAAGGGGTTGGCTTGCATCGTGTGCTTGGCCGGATGGGAGAACAGAAACCCCATCGAAGTTGCCGGACTGCTTGTGCACGAGGCCGTTCACGCATGGCAGGAGTGGTGCGATTACTATGGTGAACTCACACCCGGGCGCGAACAAGAAGCGTATGGAATCCAAAGTGTCGCGCAGGAACTGATGGCCGAGTTTGCCAAAAGGATGGAGTCATGACCGTAATAATTGGTGCGGTCGTCGTGCTGTTTGTGGCCTACGTGGCTGAAAGGCTCTGGTAATGCAAAAACCCCGGTACAGCCCAGAAGACGAGCAGACGCTCATGGCCCAGCTTTGGAGTCCTGCCCTGAAGGACGACCCCGAGGCGTTTGTGCTGTTCGCGTTCCCTTGGGGGCAGAAGAACACCCCACTCGAGCACTTCAAAGCCCCGCGCACATGGCAGCGTAGGGCGCTGCGCCGCATACGGGACTTCATCAAGGAGAACCGGGGCAAGCAAAGCAACGACGAGTTGATCGACGCGCTGCGCAGGGCTGTCAGTTCTGGCCGGGGGGTGGGTAAGTCCGCCCTCGTGTCGTGGCTGATCCTGTGGATGCTGACCACTCGCATCGGGTCAAGCGTGATCGTGTCGGCCAACAGCGAGAACCAGTTGCGCAAAGTCACTTGGGGTGAGTTGACCAAGTGGGTCACGATGGCGATCAACGCCCACTGGTGGGAACCCACGGCCACGAGCCTGAACCCGGCCAACTGGTTGACCGATCTGGTCGAGCGTGACCTGCGTAAAGGCACCCGGTACTGGGGTGCTGAAGGTAAGCTGTGGAGCGAGGAGAACCCAGACGCCTATGCCGGTGTGCACAACATGGACGGCATGATGGTGATCTTTGATGAGGCGTCAGGTATCCCAGACAGCATTTGGTCCGTGGCTGCGGGCTTCTTCACCGAGAACATCTTGGACCGGTACTGGCTGGCGTTCAGCAACGGACGGCGCAACACCGGGTACTTTTATGAGGCCGTGGACGGCAGCAAGCGGGAGTTCTGGGAGAGCGAGAAGATCGACGCCCGCACGGTCGAGGGCACCGACAAGACCATCTACCAGCAGATCATCAACGAGTACGGTGAGGACTCGGACGAAGCGCGGGTCGAGGTCTACGGCGACTTCCCCAAGTCGGGCCAAGACCAGTTCATTGCGCCACACCTTGTCGATGACGCCATGAAGCGGGCGCTGCACAAGGACATGACTGCGCCCATCATCATCGGCGTTGACCCGGCCCGTGGCGGCATGGACAGCACCGTGATCGCTGTGCGTCAAGGCCGGGACATCGTGGCGATCAAGCGGTTCCGTGGTGACGACACCATGACCACCGTGGGCCACGTCATCGACGCCATCGAGGAGTACCGGCCAGCACTGACCGTGATCGACGAGGGTGGGCTGGGCTACGGCATCCTTGACAGATTGACCGAGCAGAAGTACAAAGTGCGTGGGGTCAACTTTGGCTGGAAAGCCAAGAACCCGGTGATGTGGGGCAACAAGCGGGCCGAGATTTGGGGAGCCATGCGCGACTGGGTGAAGACCGCCAGCTTGCCGCAGGATAGGCTGCTGAAAAGCGATCTGACCGGCCCGATGAAGAAACCCAACTCGGCTGGCACCATCTTCTTGGAGGGGAAAAAGGAGATGAAAGCCCGTGGAGTTGCATCGCCGGACGCTGCTGACGCCATCGCTGTAACATTCGCGTACCCCGTGGCACATCGGGAGTACAATGACCGCACAATCACCCGGCGCAACGCTCAAAACGGTGCGGCCACAACTTCATGGATGGGAAGCTAGACATGCCCCTCGTCAAAAGTGCTAGTTCCTCTGCGTTTCGCAAGAACGTGAAGGCTGAAGTAGCCAGCGGAAAGAAGCCCGCCCAAGCAGTTGCCATCGCCTACTCAGTCAAGCGCGAAGCTGCCAAAAAACCCACAACGAAGCCCAAAAAATGACCATTCAAGCCCTGCAAGACTGCCTGATCGTGCGCCCCGACATGGAAAAGCACGAGCTTTTCATCCTTCTGAAGCAGAAACAAACAGGTACGGGTGTGGTAATCTCCGTTGGCCCTGACGCAAAGGACATAAAAGTCGGCGACAAGGTACTATTTGGTGATTCCATCGGACAGGACTTAAAATGGGAAGGTGACAACCTTCTGGTCATGAGGGAATCACACACCCTCGGAGTATTTGACGCATGAAAGACACCACCGGAATCGTAGCCGCAGCAAATGTGGCAAAAAACGGACCGTACCCGTCAAAAGGCGGTTCCGAGGAAATCCTGACCGTTGCTCGTTCGCGCATGACGATGGCAATTTCAGCGTTTTCCCAAACCCGGGAAGACGAACTCGACGACCTGCGGTTCTATGCAGGCTCCCCAGATAACCAGTGGCAGTGGCCCGCTGATGTGCTCCAGACTCGTGGTGCCGTGCAGGGTCAAACGATCAATGCTCGCCCTTGCCTGACCATCAACAAGCTGCCGCAGCACGTTCATCAAGTGACGAACGAGCAGCGCATGAATCGTCCCGGCATCAAAGTGATCCCGGCTGACGACAAGGCAGATGTTGACGTGGCCGATGTGTTCAACGGCGTGATTCGTCACATCGAGTACATCTCCGATGCTGACGTGGCCTACGACACAGCCTGCGAAAACCAAGTGTCTTATGGCGAAGGCTACATCCGTCTGCTGACCGAATACTGCGACGAAAAGACATTCGATCAGGACATTAAGATCGCCCGCATTCGCAACAGTTTCAGCGTCTACATGGACCCCATGATCCAAGACCCCACGGGCGCAGACGCCCGTTGGTGCTTTGTCACGGAAGACCTGACCAAAGCTGAATATGAGCGCATGTACCCCGATGCAGCGCCGATCAGCACACTCATGAGCCTTGGTGTGGGTGATCAGTCCATCGCACAGTGGATCGGTGAGAACACCATCCGCATCGCCGAGTATTTCTACATCGAGTACGAGAAGCAGATGCTCAACCTGTACCCCGGCAACCAGACTGCGTTCACGGGCACACCCGAGGACAAAACCCTGCGCATGATGTTCGGTAAACCTTTGCGCAGCCGCGAAGCCGATCGCAAAAAGGTCAAGTGGTGCAAGATCAACGGCTACGACATCCTCGAAGAACGCGAGTGGGCCGGTGCATTCATACCTGTGGTGCGCGTGGTTGGCA